CAGTTCATCTATCAATTAGAATTACAAGCTCCTGGAAACAACCCTGACAACATCTCTTTCAACACATTCTATCAGTTCCAACGTATTGGAAATGATCAGAACGCTATCTTACGTATCACTGGTAAGCCTCTTACTAAGTACGGACAGCCTTGTGATGTTGCAGCATTCCCTTGGGAGTATGACCGTATGTGGTTCCGTACATTCGTGTACAATGGTCCTGCAACTACAGCTGACTTCATCGTTGCTGATGCTTGTAACATTGTAGCTGATGCCACTGTTATTCAGCGTGCTTCTTATCCAAGCGGTACATCTGCAGAGATTGCACAATTGGAGAAGAACTTCTACAGCTATCAAGCAGGTTACTTGAAGCATTTGTACAGAATGAATGGCTACAATGAGAACTTTGAAAGCTGGGTGAGTGATGGTACAACTTACAACACCTTCAACATCCGTTTCAACGAGTATGACAAAACTGTTTACCAATGGGGTGACTACATCATGGAGGATAGCAGAGTGATCATTGCTGTTGAAAAAGGATCTGGTGAAGAAACTGCTCTTCAAGCCATCCTTGAGGCTGCATTAGGAACTGTAGTGGCTGATAATGATTGTGTTACTACTACATCTACTACTACCACTGTGTGGCCAACTACTACTACTACATCTACCTTGATTCCGTAATAGTAGCTAAGAAACAACATCATATAACCTAAGCCAGAGGTGAGAGGATACAAACTCAGATCCTCTGGCTTATTTATTTAGAATAAGATGCCAGATTTGAAACTTGATATATTAGTGATACCTACGTACAACTCGTACACACTTGGTGTTGCTGATGCATCTACCTATCCGACCAATCCCCCTGTTGTTTCTTCCCCCACAATTGACATCACTGTTCCTGGTTTTGGGTCAGTTAGCATTCCCTTTAACGTTAATGATTTTAACATTTATAACTCCACAAGTTTGGGAATTACATCATTAGGGGATTCCCTATTGCCTCTCCCAGATGGAGTGTATAAGTTTAAATACACTGTTGCTCCTGCCTATCTAAACTTCGTAGAAAAAGCTATCATGCGTACAGACCTCATACAAGAAAAGTTTGATGAGGCCTTTATGAAGCTTGATATGATGGAGTGTGATAGAGCTATTAAAACACAGCAGAAGGTGAATTTAAACACCATCTACTTCTTTATACAGGGATCTATTGCTGCAGCTAACAACTGCGCTATTGATGAAGCTAACAAACTTTATAACCAAGCAAACATGATGTTGAATAATTTCATCAAGAACAATTGTGGATGCGGTGGAAATAACTACGTATTAAACTTCCAATAACATGGCTAAATGTAGAAACTGTGGCACAAATGTTGGATGTGGTTGTCAATTGATTAATGGTCTTTGTGCAGCATGTAATGCAGCTGCAAGCAAAGGCGTACAAAACTTTAAACGATATGTTAACTCCCAGATTAATCAACTATCCAGAATGTTCCACAATTCCCGCGTTGCTTAATGACATTGATTGCAAGCTTAAGCAACTAGCTGGAAATCTGTACAATAACGTTGTATTTATTTTAAATCAACCTGTTCCAGCAGGAGCTATATTAGACCTGCTGAATTACAAAAGAATCCTCACGTATAAGTTTTGCAATCCAAATTATGCAAAGATGTATACTGTGGAGATGATTGCTAGTAGGGTTAAACTGTTGATAAGCAAATGAACTGCTATTACGATCCTTGTGGAGACCCTGTGATAGTGACAGTTTACTATCCAAACAACTGCATACCAACAGATTGTCTATCAACCACTACCACCACAACCACTCTTCTTTTTCCTCACACATAAACCTAAATAAATGTCCTCCTCAAACTGTTCAAATTGCTTTAATGGTTGCGCTGAGATAGTATCAGATCAGTGCGTCAAATATACAGGAGTGAATGTTCCACTCTTAGGAATCCAAACTGGAGATTCCCTTTCTTATGTAGAACAAACTCTTATTGGATTTCTCACTTCTACATTAGATGCTACAGGAATCAAACCAGTTATTGATCCTGATATTATATGTGAACTTGTTCAACAGTATCTACCTGACTGTCAAGACCTCACAGCTCTTGATCTGTTCATAGCTCTTATTAAAGCTGCCTGTGATTTACAGGAGCAAGTGGATGCTATTGTAGCAGATTTAGCAGCTTTAGAAGGACCTTATGATGTAGATTGTCTTTCAGGTGTAAATGCTAACTCTGGAACACATGCTATTCTCCAGGCTGTTATTACAAAGCTCTGCTTACTAGAAGCTGATTTTGATGCTTTTGTAGTGGATGTTGAAACCAACTATGTAAAGAAATCAGAACTCTGTGCTCTTGTAGCAGCTTGTACACCAGCTCCTGGTGTTGTACAATACAAGGACAGAATGGTTCCTTATACAGTGGTGGAATACTATGGATCTCTCAGCAACTTTGATGGTGCTGGTATAGGCATTCCTGCTAATGGATTTGAAGACATCTATTTATGTAATGGTGCAAATGGCACTCCTGATAAGCGTGGAAGAATTCCTGTAGGGGCTATTCAAGCTGTTCCAGGTGGTGGAGCTCTCAATCCTGCTGTTGATCCTAGTATAGCTGGTAACCCCAACTATGCTCTCAACACTACAACAGGTGCTAACACTATTACACTTACATCTGCACAGATTCCTGCTCACACACACGTTGCTAACACCACTCTTGTAGATCCTGGACACAACCACCTACTTGTTGGTGCTATTGCTAGTGGCTCATCTGCTCCTGATGTAACAGCTTCCACGTTCATTGATTTCAGACATGATTTAGATGATGGACTTTCTTACAGAATGACAGGTAGCAACAATGCACCCACTCTTGGATTAAGTGAAACAAAAACAACAGGAATATTTGTAGGTGTGAATAATGATTCTACAGGAGGTGGCCAGTCTCATGGTAACATCCCACCTGTTCTTGCTTGCTACTATATTATGTACATCCCATAAACTAATTATAAATGGCTTGTTTACCAGGAATGCCCTGTTATCAGACAGGGCCTGTATACCCAGAAGGAATGGGTCCTTGTCCTCCAGTGTGTCTAGATGCTAGTCAAATTGTATACAACGGAAACAACCTTCCATGCTCTGGTGTAAATACAGGAGATTCCCTTGATATTGCTCTAGAGAAGATAGATTCTAAGATATGCCCAGAATACATTCTGAACGCTATTCTCATTCTTATTCGTGTAAATCCCACATTCCACGTTCAGTTCTGTGAGCTTGTAAATGGCTGTCTACCAACAACAACCACTACCACCACTCTGTTATGATAGTAGTAATAACTCTCACCACAGCAGGATCTGACACAGGACCCTTCAATCTCTATTCAGATGTTGATGGGTATACATCTGCCTTTGAAACAGGTGTTTCTAAAGCAGCTCTGTTAGCTGGGTATACAAGTGTATTAGTTCCAAATGGAACCACTATCATTAGGGTGATGTCTGACAATCCTCCCTTATGTACAAATTATATTGATATCACCATAGTGGAATGTACCACTACAACCACCACTACGATATTATAAAAGCTATCAAAAAGCCCTGTTTGTTGGTTTTCAGGGCTTCTCCCTGGGGTTTCTACCCTGGGGAGTTTTTATTTATAACCAAAAATGTTATCATGGATAACGAAAAATGTTTGGATAATTTTGGGAAATATCAAAAAGTTTCCTACCTTTACTGCAATTTTAACTAAATCAAAACGTAAATGCCTGAAAATCAATCCCTTCTGCAACAGCTGGAGCAAATGCTCCACTGGAAGAAGAGCAAAAAGTTCTATGCAGACAAACTCAACATTACAGAAAATGAGGTGGATGAATTGATGAAAGAGCTGCGAGGCTCACAAATAGCACAAGAAGAGGCAGAAGTTGGTAACTACATTGGAGACCTAGAAGAGCAAGTGGTAAGGTTCTTTGAAGATGTACAAAAGGGAACTGGTGAGGTGGTGTTCAACTCTAAGGAAGAAATCAAGAGCTTAGACGAGCTTATTGAGAAATGTAAGATAGATACGGACAAGTGGGAAATAACTAAATACGTCCAAAACTACTGGGGAAATGCTGACCAGCCTCACTACCAAGTGAAAGCATGGTTGGGTAAAAAGAAAGATGAGCAGGTATTTCAGGATAGCTTTATTGCCTTCCTAGAAACTTATGAACCCTGCTCCCCTGAGATAGTAGCTCCTAAATTTGAATTGGGTAAAAGAGATGCTTGTCTCATCATAAACAAGCAAGACTCCCACCTAAACAAACTGGACATAGAAGGAAACAATAGTATAGAAGAACGTTTTGGTGACTTCATCCAGAAGGTGGAAATCATCCTAAACCAAGCCTGTCTAGCTAACAATCTAACAGATATTAAATACATTATTGGGTCAGACGAGTTTAACAGCGAGTTCACCAACACAACTACAAAAGGTACACCACAACAAAACATCCTTTCCTATCACAGTGCTTTTCAAGCTATATGTGAGCACGAGGTGAGTGTTATCAACTTACTTCTTCAAAAAGGAATAGATGTTGAGGTGATATTTGTAGCTGGTAATCATGATGAGTTTGTAGGCTGGCATTTGGCTAGCTGGTTACAAACTTATTTTAGACATGAAGAGCGTGTGGTTTTTGACATCTCTCCTAGATATAGAAAGTATGTGAGTTATGGACATTCAGCTATGATGTTCAACCACGGAGATGCTCTAAAACCTGCTAAGCTTGCTAGCTTGTTCCCTATGGAATATAAGAGTGATTGGTCAGACCACAATCATTTCTACATCTTCACAGGAGACAAACATCATGAGCTAAGCTTAGATTTCAATGGTATCAAGTTTTATCAGCTCCCAGCTTTCTCTACAGCAAAGAGTAGTTGGGATGATAAAAATGGATACACGATTTCCAAAGGTGAGGTGACTGGGTTTCTTCTAGACCAAATTAATGGAATGACAAACATTTTCAAACAGTATATATAATGGCCACGTTAAGGAAATTAGTTTCAGATGTACGCTCTGCCCACAAGCTTCTGTCTACAGATAGCTTGATTACGGACAGGGCTATTGCTTCTGAAATTAGGAACAATTCTCTTTTGCTTCTCAAAAGGGAAACCAACCTCAGAAAGTTGTGGGCAACAGACACTCTGTTCACCACTATTCCTTGTCTGGAGATGATAGAAGTTCCTATTTCCGAATGTTGTGAATATGTTGACCCTTGCTCAGTGGCTAGGAGCAAATACAAACTTCCTCGTATTTCTGAGGGTAATTACCAATATGTAATACAGGGTGTCTACTCAATTAATGCAATGAGTGGACAAGGAAAAAAGCTGAAGGAAATAACCATCAATAGGTATATAAATCTTCTAAAACTTCCCATCATTAAGAAGGAAGAGTATTATTGGATAAGCAATGGCTATCTATATGTGAGCAATCCACTTCTACAGGCTATCAGACTAGTGGCTCTGTTTGAGGAGGATGTTCCTAATGAAATACTCTATCCAGCTTGTGGTTGCGGTACTCCTCAATATACAGTGGAACAACTATGTGTTAATCCACTAGACAAGGAGTTTGCTCTTCCAGGTTATCTGGAGAAGCAGGTATTGGAGCTCACCTCTCAAAAGCTTCTGGCTACATATTTCTCACTCAAGACAGATATGACAGCAGAAGGTATTGATGGTCAGGCCCCCAATACTAAACCAACCAATTAATGCGAACAAAGGTAGATTGGAGAAGTTCAAGCAAAGAAAACTACAACAATTTCTGTAAGAAGCATCCCTCCATCAAACTTACATTTGATGAGTGGAGAAACATCATCTATTCTTTTACAGACGCTTTTAGGGAATACATCCTAGAAACTGGGGAGAAAGCAAAGCTCCCTTTTGGCTTTGGTGAGTTCTCCATCAATAAGAAGAAGCGTAGAAAGATGAAAGGAGTGGATGGTAAAGAGTTTGTCAACCTTCCTGTAGATTGGAAAAAGACAAGAGAGAAGGGTAAAATCATCTACAATTTTAACTTCCATACAGAAGGATATTTCTTTGGATGGATGTGGTTTAAAAACTCTAATAGATTAAAACACGGTGAGCTTTGGTATTTTAAACCCTCTAGAACTACCTCCAGACTTTTGTCACACTACTTGAAAACCAATGACAAGTATCAGCACATCTATCGTGAATGGAAAAGATAAACTATGTCATACTACTATAAATACAACTTCACTAGCCCAGAGCCCATCTACTCTATTGTAAAAGAGGAGTTTAAGAGCTATTTTGACACTGGTGCTGTTGATGATCTAATGTTCCCCACCTATCTGGACAAGTGTCTCAGAAAGCTGGGTAGAACCACCTATGTAATTGCTGAAGACATTCTTAACATATCTGACTATGAAGCTAGGCTACCAGATAACTTCTTTGCTGTACGTGAAGCTTGGATGTGTACAGCAGTGAATGGTTACCCCTATCAGTCAGCTAATTCTTTCTATTCTCAAGCTGCTACACACACCACTATTCAAATCTCCCCACTCACTATTGGAGGCACCCCTTGTAACAACCCTGGATGTCAAAATCCACAGTGTGATGGGAATTGTATGCCTGCTATTATTCAGGCTGTTTACAAGTCTAACAACACTGCTGCTGTTCAATACAGAAGAGAATACCTGTTAAAACCAGGAAACATTTCTGCTAGAAATAACTGTGGAGTGGATTATACTAACAACTGGGAGTTCTATCAAGAAGCTCCTCCTATTAATGAGTTTACACCAGGATCTGCTGGATATGATAGTTTTGATGTTAGAGACAACAAGTTTGTTACCAACTTCCGTAATGGAATTGTGCATCTATTGTTCTATGCTACAGACTATGATCCTAATGGAAATCAGCTCATTCCTGACAACTATCGTATTAGAGAATACATTGAGGCTTTCATCAAATACAAAGTGATTGAAACCCTCACCAACCAGACTAATGATGAAACATTCAACCAGCTTCAGACAAAGCTAGGTTTCTATAAACAACAGGCTGAGGAAGCGTTCATCATGGCTGATATTGAGATTAAGAAGCAAGATGCTTGGACTAAGCAACGTAGAATCAAGAATGACCTTAACAGATTTAATATGTATGAACTCCCCAATCGTACTAATAGATATGGTTGGAGACGTAATAACTAATAGGAAATGGCAGATGAATTAGAACAAATAAAAAACATTCTTGGTGTCAACAGAAGTAATGTTGTCCAAGAATCTAACAATGCTACCGTTGGCCTTAACATGGATCAATCTGTTACGCAGATTCCCAAAGGTCAGCTAACGTATGCATTGAATGCTGCTGTTGAGAACTTTGACTCAAATTCTGTTAACTATCAGAATGAGCCAGGGAATGTGTTCTGTCTTAGCTTCCCTGATGGATATGTGCTTATTGGTGAACATTTCATTCCAGAAAGAAATAAACATGTATTCTTTATCACCAATCCTGACACAGGTGGTTCTGAGATTGGATATATGGATAATAACGACTGCATCTATCATACATATGTAAATGCTCCTTGTCTCAATTTTAACATCGACCATCCTATTCACAAGGCTGTCCACAGAATCACAGAGTGTAATACAGAAGTGTATTGGACAGATGGTCTCAATCCCAGAAGATATATTGACCTAAATCCTGAGAACCTTCCCTATATTCTTATATCAGGAACACCAGCTTGTGACCCTATATACAGTGACCAAATAGATTGTAACGGATTAAATGTACAACCTAACTTCCAGGTTCCCCAGCTTGAAGTGACTAACATCACTACAGGGGGTGAGCTTATTGCTGGTACATACCAATTTGCCATCCAGTATTGTGATGCTAATGGTAATCCTCTTACGTCCTATTACTCAGTGACCAATCCCACTCCTGTTGCTGATCCAAGTCTTACCACTCCCAATTTCAACTATCCTGTAGGTAGGTCTATTGAACTCACTGTCAGCAACTTAGAAGGATCTGGACTCTATCAGCATTTCAACATAGCAGTGATTAAAACCATAAATGGTATCACCTCTGTTGAGCTTATAGGCACCTACTTCATTGACACCCTAACACAGGTGATCACTTACACAGGTCAAAACAAAACTGATATTCGCCTAACAGTGAATGACATCTTTGAGAAGTTTCCTTATTACGAGGTGGCTCAAGATGTTACAGCTGTACGTGATGTATTAGTGTGGGATCAACTCACCTCCATAGAAAGAATCAACTACCAGCAAATTGCTAGTGGTGTCACTCTTCAATGGGAAACTTATAGGATTCCTAATACAGAAACCTATGCGGATGAGTTTAATGCCACCAACCTCAGAGGCTATTTAAGAGATGAGGTGTATGCATTTGAGATAGTGTTCCTTCTTAAGAACGGTAAACAAACTGATGGATTTCACATCCCAGGAAGACTTGCTAATGCTAATGATTTATTCCCTGTTCCTACAACAAATGATGACTTCATAGGTGATCCTGAAGATCCTGTTGCAGGAACAAGTCCCTATTGGAAGATATACAACACAGCCACTGTTACAGGATTCTCTCCAGGATATTCTCCTGCTGTAGATTACAAAGGACCTTACCAGAATGGTGAGTTTAGCTATTGGGAATCTACAGAAGAATACCCTTGTAATGAAGAATTGTGGGGAAACTTAGCTGGTCAGAAGATTAGACACCACAAGTTCCCAGATGTACTGGTGAGCCCTATATTTGAGTCTGCTCTGTTTACAGGAGAAAACTCAATGGTGATGCAGAAAGATGCTGTATTCCCACTGGGTGTAAGAATAGATGTACAACAGGTACAATCTCTAATCAACTCTTCCAATCTCACTGCTGAACAAAAAAGTGAGATAGCTGGCTTTAAGATTATACGTGGTGATAGAAGCACAAACAAATCTATTGTAGCTAAGGGTATCCTTAGAAACGTAGGTAAGTATGATAGAGAGGGTACAGAATACTACTTCCCCAACTATCCTTACAATGACCTAAGACAAGATCCATTCTTACTTGAAAAGAGCAATGCTTACACCATTCCTCTTGCTGCAACAAGTAATACATCTATATGTAGAAACTTTAGCATCTACCCTACAGCACCTGGTACAATCGATTACATTGATTGCTACACAGGAGAACCAGCTAGTAGAACCATTCTTCCATCAGAGGTGAACACCATCATCAAACTTTGTGCTTTAGACTATCCTGCACCAAAGTTTAATGGAGGTGCTAAAGGAGCGATGGGATCAAACACTTATAACAGATATAAGATTACGGTAAACAAACTCAGCATATCACAAACAGTTTCACTTAGACTAGTTTGGCCAATTTCTAGATGTGGTTTAAATCAAGGAAATGTTCTTCCTGCTCCTACAGGATATGGTATGTCCACTGATATTGATGGATGGACTAAATACTGCGCTCTCAATCCTACAATTACATGTTGTGATTTATTCTTAAATAAGCCTCTTGATATAAACAATCAATACGCTTTTGTAGTTCCTTCTGGCGTGGGTGATTACACTTTTGATATTGCTTCACTTTCACCACCTACATATGCTGATAGTACAGTTGATGATGCCACTAAACTCAAAGTGGAATTTATAAACTCTGTAGGTGTTAGTCTTTGTAACCCAGATAACCTAGAAGGATTTGATGAGAATGGAGCTAAATACAGACATGTATTCAACTCTCCAGAAACATCCTTTGGTCAACCTTTCTTAGGAGGTGTTCTAAAACTGGAGAATGTAATCTATGGTGCTGGAAAAGCTCACTTTGTACAGGTGAATAAAAACGCTATGTACAGATTGCTAAGTTCTGAGGCTCAACAAGATGCACTAAATAGTGCAAATAACATAGCAACCATCACCATTGACTATAATGCATCAGCATTATTTGCTGCCTACCAAGCCTATCTTACCATCTACATAAATGGTATCACTAGACGCAACTACGCTTATTCCTACAATTCTATAGCCAGCTATGACTATAGTAACTTGATTAACAATGGATTAGGAGTGAAGCAGCGTGAGCTAGAATTAAAACAATATCTAATTCCTGGTGTACAGGGAGTGGGTGATGATAAGAATGTAAATAACTGGAGCAGAGAGAGTTCTGTTTACCTAAAGACTAAGTCAAACAGACCAGCTCTTCCTTTCCCTAACCAAACTCCCACCATCTCAGGACTTGTAAATGATAGGTCTAGAACAACTCTTGGTGAGTCTGGAACATGTGGTACACCTGCTCAAGAACAGTATATAAGTGTTATCTCCTACTATGGATCTCTTAAGAACATATTTGTCAATCAGTATGGACAGATGTATTCTTATGACACAGTGGATACAGGATTCCAAAGAGACATCACTCCTCTTACAGGTCCTGTTGTAGCTACATTCTTTGGAGGAGATACATTCATCAGCAAGTTTGCCTTTAAGACCAAACTACCTTTCTTTATAGACAACCGTGTGAATGCTCCTGATGATAGTGACATATTCTATGATGAAATAGGAAATGTAGCCTATCCTGTATACTGGCATTCAGGACGTTCTATTCTTACAACAGCAATTGCTGGACCACAAACACTTACAAACTTCATATCCATTAAGGCTAATAACCTAGACTGCCCTAATAGTCAAACTCCTATTACCAGTCCTGGTAGAACTTATTATGATGGTAAGATGTATTTGTTTGCGTATGGCATCCCCTATTTCTATTGTGAGAGCTCTTACAACGTTGACCTTCGTCAGGCATTTAATAATAGAGAAGGTGACTTCTGGCCTCATGTGAGCACAGGTATTCCTGATGATTGGGTGCAAGAAGACTATGTGTCTATTGCTCAGGATAACACCTATTACTATAACACTACATTTTCTAAGCAAAACAGAGAAAATACATTCACTCACCTTCCTTATGATTGGAAGAGTGTATGTTACACCAACTTCCCATTCAGAACCATCTACTCTGATAGCCAAGAACTCACTACATCACCAAATGCAAATAACTGGTTGATTTACAGAGCTTCTTCTTTCTTTGACTTCCCTCAGAACTATGGACCTCTAGTGAGCTTAGATGGTATACAGAACAAGGCTATTCTAGCTCGTTTTGAGAACAAAAGCTTGTTATACAACACGCTTCTCACTATCAACACTAGCAATCCACAGGCTGCCTATATAGGTAATCCTTCTTTGTTTACAAGTGCTCCTCCTATTGACTTTGCAGAAACTGATTTAGGATATGTGGGCTCTCAAAACAAGATGCTTCTGAAGATACCACAAGGACAGATAACAATAGATGCTAAGCGTGGACAGGTGTTCCTAATTGCTGGTAATCAGGTGCAAGACTTGTCAGCATTTGGATCAGGAATGAACAGGTTCTTTACAGACCATTTAGCTTTTGAAATATTGCGTTATTTCCCTAATGTGGATGTAGACAACCATTTCAATGGTGTAGGACTCCATGGTGTGTATGATAGCAAGTTTGACCGTGTCATCATTACCAAGCTTGACTATATCCCTAAGCTGAATAATATTGTTTATGATGACACAGACTTCAACTTCTATCTAGAAGAAGAGGTGGAATGCTGTGATGGCACAGAGATTATTAGAAAGCAGGTGTATCTGACAGACTCAGAATACTTCTGTAATAAGAGCTGGACCCTGTCTTTCAACTTCAACACTAAGAGTTGGATAAGCTTCCATAGCTACATTCCTAACTTCTATATAGCTGAGAACAACTTCTTCTATTCAGGAGTGAATGATTGCTGTGCTGACTTTGAGGCTGTGGTGGGTAATCCTGTTCCTAATACAACCACCACTACAACAACACAATTTGAGTGTGAGTGCACTACATATTCTGTTGAGAATCAATCTTCTGAGACAGTCTACTATGACTATATAGATTGCAACAATCAACCACAGAACAGCACTCCTATTGCAGGTGGTGAAACACAAATAGTTTGTGTATGTGGAGATGAGATATATGCTGCAGCTAAAGGACTAAATGTAACATTAGTTGGTTCAGGATGCATCACTACAACTACCACCACAACAGCTTTCACTGGTTGTGACCTAGAGGGTGAGGCTTGTGAAATAACCACAACCACCACCACTAGCACCAGCACAACCACAACAACAACAACTGCCTATCCTTGTGAGTGTTATGTTGTATACAACTCTAATGAAATCACTCACCTTGTAGCTTCTTACAAGTGTGGTGCTAGTCAGCTATCTTACACTCCTGTAGAAGCAGGACAAGTTATCAACATATGTGTTAGCACACAGATAGTTCCTTATTCTGATCCTGGAGTGATTATTACGCTATGTGGAACACCTTGTACACAAGATTCAGATTGTGAAGAGTGTACAACAACCACCACCACTACGTTAGCTCCTAGTTGTGATGATTGTTATGAATACACTGTCACTTCTGAGCTAGGAGCTACATTCCAATGGATTGATTGTCAAGGATTTACACAAACATATAGCATAGGTGTTGATGGAAGTTATAATATACTATGTGCTGTTGAGGGTAGTGTAACATTTACATTTGGATTTGGAACTGCTACACAGGGTGCTTATTGTGGAAATACATGTGGTACCACCACTACAACAACGCTTCCACCTTTGTAAACTTTATAATAGATGTCACAAATAGTATACATAAAACTCACAAAGGCTTCTCCCAAATCTGGGCCCTTTAATATTTCTGACAACCTTGGAAATGTTATAGCTACAAATGTGCCCAAGAGTGTGCTAATAGAAGGAGTGAGCTATAGTGTAGATGATGATGCTACAGTGATTATTATTCAGTCGGTGGGCACCTGTAAGAAAACTATCAATTTTCCCATCTCTGAGGTGACACCTAATGAGCAAGTGACCCTCACGTTTACACAAAAGCTTAGCTCTTGTGTATGGAGACACTTGACAGATGTGGTGAATTACAACAAGTTTTATGGAAACATCGAACCCTATATTATTGAGTATCCGTTCAGCTATTCCTATTATGATGAGATTCTTCAATCTGTTAAAGACTACACCAAGGCTTATAGGTACTTTTTATCTACTACTGGTGTATTTAATGATAACGATAGGATTGAGGTTGACAATGAATGGTTTAACAAAGCTGTATTATACAACGGTCAGCAAAGCACAGGTGTGCTTGAACTGGTTCCAAAGCCCATCAACAACCTCAACGAATACTTAAAGTATCCTATATACAACACTGAGAGTAAAACAATTACATTTACTAAGAGTGATAACTTCTACCAGTATAACACCTTCTGGTCACTGGTGAAGAATAAATCCATCCCACTGTTCCTAACCACTTGTGAATCACTATCTTTGGATAAGGTGGTGAACCAAGCTAATATGGACTATGGTAAGAGATCCTTCAAGAAGGAACCTCTAAGAGCTAAAGATCTGAAGGTAAGACACATATTGGACAATAAGTCTGATGTGCATCTAGTAAGCCAATTTATTATTACACCTGCCCAAATCTCTTACAAGTAATGGCAAAGAAACTAACATCTGAAAAAGCAAAAGAAATCCTACGTGATAAAAGCGTGCATGGAAATCCTCTTACAGAGAAACAGCGTAAGTTCTTTGGAGCTATTGCTGGTGGGGCTAAGCCTTACAAAGCTGAAGAAGGTGGTATATTAAGACAAAAGAAACAAGATAACTACGGAAAGAAACCTAATGCTAATGTTTCTAATGTAACCCTACCTCCTGGATTTAAAGGATGGGCATATAACACCAAAGGACGTAACTATAGTCCTGCATGGGGTGGACAGTTTGCTATGGGTGGATCTCTTCCTGGTGCTACAGGAATGATGTACGCACGTACAATCAACCCTGCTCCTAGTAATGGTCCATATGCTAAGAAGACCAAGGCTAGTGCACAGAATGGACAGGAGATGAAATACTATCAAGAAGGACTAGATTTCAGACCTAAGACTATTAGTCAAGATGGAACTGTTATAGATCCTATGGGTTATTGGAATCCTGAGAATATAGGAAACCCTGTAATCATCCCTTCTAATGAAATTACAATGCAGGGTGTTGACCAACCCTTGATTGGAATATCTGATACAGGAGATGTACAATATATGCAGCCTGGAGAAGATTATATGTTTGACGGTAACTATGTTACAGAATATCCTATGGCTAAAGGAGGAATCAGTGTAAACGAAGCTGATGCTCAACCTATTAAGAAGCTGGATCAACTACTCAATTTTACAAATTATAATACAATGGCTAAAAATGGCAAAGGCCTTAAGAAAGCCCAAAGAGGTGATACAATAGGCACTGGTGGATTACCAAGAATACAAATTCCAACTATGGAAAAGTTGAAAGGTGGAATGCCTTCTAAAACTATTAAACCTAGTGCTACTCCTTCAGCTACAAACGCTGGAATGACTAATGCCCTACCTTTTTTACAGGCAGCCACTGATGTTTTTGGAGGTCTTCAAATGTTAGGACAACAAAGAAATGCTTTGCAAGAAGCTATTCAACAGGAGAAACTTACAGGTGTATTTGCTCAAGCTGCTGCTAGCAGACCTCAGCAATACTTTCAAAATCAGTATGTTAGACCAGAAGATTTAATATTCCAGCCTGAGCAAATGTCTCCTTCCTACGGTGTAGGAACAAACGTACTTGCTCAAGATGGCACTGTTATTCGTAATAACATTGGTGGTACTCCTACAGAGATTCAAAACATATATAATCCTGGCACTATGTATACAGACCTAGGATATGAACCTCTCAATGATAGTAATAAAGTGAAAGCCTTTAAAAAGGGTGGTAAGATAAAGCAAGCCAAGCTTGGTAATCAAAACTGGATGCAAGATACAGCATTTGGAAAAGCTATGATGAATCAAGGAGGTGGAGATATTCTTCAAAGTATCACTGGAGCAATAACTGGTGAGCCTGATGCAGGATCTAAGATAGGTAAAGGAATAGGTACAGCTGCTGGAACACTTCTTGGTGGACCTGTTGGTGGTATAATAGGTGGTGCTCTTGGTGAAGTTGCTGGAGATATTTTTGATCCTACAGAGGATAAAATAAGACAATCTAAGAGACTAACTAATAGAAACGTAGGAAACATTGTTGGTCAAACTACAGGTCTTGACATTCAAAGTATAAATAGAGCAAACATGCAGGATGGTGGTGAAACATCTCCTTATAAGTGGGTGAGCCACACATGGCAACCACAGGTGATTACCACCTTTGGAGAGTATAAGGTGAAAGACCTTCTCAAGCCACCTAAAGATGCTGATATGTTAAGAGCTGGTGGTCACTTAAAAGAGTACACTCCTCCTAGTGCTGCAGCTATGTCTACAGAAAGACCAGCTATGCAAATGGGTGGAGAACTCCAAACACACTGGGGTGGATATGCTGAACCTATGTCCTACAATCCTTTCCTTCCTGAGGGAGGAGAAACTATCATGTTCAGAGGACAATCCCACGATGAGAGTGATGGAAAAGGAAACACAGGTATTGGTATCACCTATGGTGACAATCCTGTAGAAGTGGAAAGAGGTGAACCAGCTGTAAAGCTACAAGATGGTACAAGTGGTGAATCCAATCTCACTGTATTTGGTAATATTAAAATCACAAACGCATTTGCAGATATGTTAGCAGATTCTAAAGCTAAGGGTAAGAAGTTTAAAACTTACGTAGCTGACCTGTCTAAACAGGAGAACAAACAGAACAAGTTGATTGACAAGTCAATAGACCAACTTGATAGCTTAGATGTGCAGTCATCTTTCGACAAACTTGCTCTTGGAACCCTGCAAGCAAATCTAGAAGGTGCTAATGCAAAACTTAAAGACTTGGCAGACAAAAAGATAAATGCTGCTGCTCTCCAGAATGCTATCAATGATACAAAAGAAGAAGAGCTTTTAGATGTAACAGATGAGGGAGATGTACTAGCTAGAAAGGGAGCTAGTATCCCTAAAGCTCAAGGTGGTCGTTCTATTAGCCCTGCTGATTATAACTATCTTATTAAGTTATACAATGAGGCTAAAGCTCAAGGAAGAGGAGACAAGGTGGCTCTTTTCCAAAAAGAGTTTAGTAGAATTGCTCCAGATATTGCTACACAAGTGCTGTCTGAATATGATGTAACAGCTTATGGAAAAGCTAAAGGTTTTCCTAAAACAGATGTGAGAAGCAATATTGATGAAATCTTTGGACCTAGAACTGAAAGATATAAAGCTCTTTTAGATGCTAACTTTAGAAGTAGACCTGAAACAGGAGGTCTTCCTAGTTCACTCAGAAAGCTTCCTCCCATCACTCTTCCTAAACCTTCTCCCACTCCTACAGAAGCTAAAAAAGCAGATGTGATTCCTCCTGCTAAGACAGACCTTAACATAGCTTCTTTCCTAAATCAGGCACTTCAATATCTAAGACCTTCTGATGTAGAATCACTTGATCCAAACCAACTTATAGGAGAAATGTATGCTCTGTCTCAAAATCAGGTGGAGCCTGTATATGCTCAGAAGTATATTCCTGAACTCAGCACTCCTGTAGATATATCTTTACAAGATATTCTAAACGAGAATCAGGCAGCTTATAACGCTACACAAAGACTTGTGGGATATAACCCTGAAGCTCTAGCTTCTCTGAATGCTCAGAAATATGCAGCTAACCAAAAGATTCTTGGAGAAGAGACTAGACTGAACATAATTGAAAGAAGAAGAGTGGCTGATGAGAATAGAAACTTGCTCAACCAAGCTAAGCTCCAGAACTTACAAATCCTTGAGCGTCAAGCAGATAAGCAAGCTATGGCTCTTTCTAAAACCAAGGCTACAACACAAGCTGCTCTTAATTCTATTGCTAGCAAATATGCTCAGAACAAGTTGGATAACAGAACATTAGCTGTATATGAGAACATGTACAACTACCGTTATGACCCCAATTTCAGATTGCAGAATATGCAGATGGCCCAATTTAATATTCCTACAGTGGGTTCCACCACTCAAACAAAAACAGCAAAGGGTGGAAAGTCTGTTAAAAAACTGAATCTGAACAGCTCTGTTGTAAAAGCGTTAAAAAATATCTAACTAATTCAGTTAGAGCGAATTACCAAAACTTGTTAGTTCTCTTGGAAATTATAATTCTTTCTATTACATTTGTAACTTCATGATATATGGCCTCTTACACCGACATAATACCCCAGTTTAACCCCTACATCCAGCAGCTTCCTGTGGAGGCTATGGTGTCTGTGGGTATGGAAAAGCAAAGACGCTATGATGAGGGCATCCAAAAGATTCAAACTCAAATAGATAACATTGCTGGACTAGATGTAGTTCGTGATGTGGACAAGGCCTATTTACAGTCTAAGCTTAATCAGTTAGGTAATGATTTAAGAATTGTAGCTGCTGGTGACTTCTCAAACTTCCAACTTGTTAACTCTGTAGGAGGTATGGTGACTCAAGTGGGGAAAGATCCTTTAGTTCAAAACGCTGTAAGTTCTACAGCTTGGTATAGAAAACAAATGGCTGAGATGGAGAAAGCCATTTCTGATGGTAAATCATCTATTCAGAACCAGTGGGACTTTAACCAACGAGCTAACAGATGGCTTAGTTCTAGTAATGTAAATGAGTTATTTAGAGATAGATATACACAATATATTGATGTAGATAAGAAGTGGCTTGATACCCTAAAGGTTATTAATCCCAATCTAAAGGAACAAGACATTCCTTATGTTTTAGATCCTGTCACTGGAAAACCTGACTATGATAAGATTGCTGCAGCAATGGAACGTGTTTCTACAGAAAAGGTTTCTGCTGCTCAGATTGAGAATGCCATCAGAGCTAGCCTTACACCAGATGATCTTAACCAATTGGCTATCAATGGAAGATACCAGTTTAGAGGATATGACACTCCTGATAAGTTAGCTGTTTATTCTGAGAGCAGATATAAAGCTGAGCTTTCTCAGATTGATAATAATATTAAAACTCTTCAAGGTATAGCAAATGCTAGCTCTTCTCAGCCTGCTGAAAAAGACCTAGCTCTTAAAACTATCAAGCAGTTAGAAGAAAGAAAGGTGCAAGCTGAACTTGAGAAGGATCAGGAGATTGCTATGATTAGATCTAATCCTGAAGAGGCTAAAGCAACCATTTACAAGAATGGTGCTATTTCACAGTTTGCAAATGCCTTCTCTTGGGAAAAGAGTAAGATAAATGTTATGGAGAATCCTGTCCTCAAGGCTAAGCATTGGGAACAGGAGTTTGCTTTAGATCAAAGCAAGTTTCGTCAGCAACAAGCAGAATTTTCTTGGAAGCAGAAGAAGGACATGCATGATATGGCTCTAGAAGATGCCAAGTATAAGCTTGCTTTTGATAAACAACAGATTGAACTTTATGGACTAGGTTCTGACTTCACTGTTTATGGTGGTCAAAGCACTAAGGTGAAAGACCCTGTAGCAGCTATGCGTAATGATGCTAATAGTAAAGAACAGTTTGCTAATGGTATTATAAATAAGATGGTAGCAGCTGTTCCTAACACTAACGCTAATATGTGGAAGGTGAAGATTGCTGAGTATCAGAATGGTAATGTAAATGCTATTCCTGTAGACTGGAGAGATGATGTAGACCTTCTATTAGATAGTCAAAGAGAAGCTAGACGTCTAAATGCTGCTATAAAACAAGCTGAGCAAAATGCTGAAAGAGCACCAGAGGTGTTAGCTGCAAAACAAAAGATTGACAAGGATATATCTACACTTCCTTCACTTAGAATTGGTAACACCACATTCTCTCAAAGAGAACTCTTAGATTATTTAAGTAAAGAACAACTTGTACCAACATTCAAAAGTGCAGGTGGAGTTCCTGGATTGAGCACTCTTGGAAAAGAACTTTCTATAGATACAAGCAAGCTTACAGAAAAGGAGAAACTTCTTTACAATTATAGAATGAGAGGTTCTGGAAATAAGAGTACAGACGATCTTTTAAACACCACCTTTAAAAAGTATAGCAACGTTGTTAATGAGAACAAAGGTATTGTAACTAAAGTTAATGAGGCTGTTTATAACGAGCTGCTCTCTAAAACAGGAGCATACATTCCAATGATGTCTAACATCGTTGTAACAAGTAAAGAGGGAGCTTCATCTAGAAATAGATTTGAGAATATTGCTATGTCAGCTCTTATGAAGTTTGACAGTGATTTTGCTGGTATTGCTGGTGGATCAGATATGATTTCTAAAGATGAAATATCTGATGCTAGAGGATGGTTAGTTGGAAAGGATAAAGAAGATATACAATACAAAAGACTGGTACAGGGTGGAACTACTTATCTGGTACTAGTAAAAGGTGGAGAAGAGAAGTTTATACCTCTCACATCTGAAGAGGCTGCTCAAATTCCTACATCCTCTAATGAGCCTTCTTACCTACAGAAACAAGTGACTACAGCTCAACATCTTGGAAATGGAAACACCAACACATCAGGAATGGTAGGCGATGCGTTCTTCCAAAGAAATAGTTTTACCAATCTAAGAAATCTATCAGCAGTAGCAGATCTTCAATGGAACCAAAGTAACCATTCTAAGAACTATCTCAATCTCAATCTGAAACTTCCTTCTGGATGGAAGAACTTACAGATTGATAACAATCCTATGGATTCTCGTAGAGCTATACAGTTTATCAATGGTCTTACAGATGAGGATTTGAAACAGCTCTACCTAAAAGATCCTCGTGTTCCAGAAGAATGGAAACAAGAAATTAGAAGCCTTAAATAATCTCAGAAATGCCTGATTTCGATAAAAATCTTCAGCCTATCATTAAGAGGGACGAGATGCCCTCTGTAGACATAAAGCTAAAGGAACCAGTTCCTGTAGCTCCCATGTCCCCTGTTGGATTTGGTGGTCTATCTGATTTATCAGGTCCACGCACAGTTTTTGATAAACTGAATGATGCTACAAAGAATTCAGACTTTACAGAGAAGGGTATATTCATTACAAACAAGGAGCTTTCTGAGAACAAACGATATTCTGCTTTTAACCCCACTATTCCTAACTATGAGGACTTTGCTGCCTATGGTCAGTCTAACTGGGATAGAGCTGCTAATGGTGTATTAAAAGGACTCAACTTAGCTGGTACCACTGTAGCTGGTGGTTTAGGTATGCTTCTATATGGAGCTCCTAAAGCCATCTTTGGTGGCAAACTTTCCTATCTCTGGAACAATGAAATCATGCAGGGATTAGATGATTGGAACAAGAAGGTGGATGATGAATATCTACCTAACTACTATACACAAGCTGAGAAAGATGCAGCTTGGTATTCTCCTACTAACTGGTTCACAACCAACTTCTTATTTGACAAACTTATCAAAAACTCTGGTTTTGCTGTAGGAGCAATGGTAAGTGGTAACATTGCTAATGCTGGACTACTAAGAGCTGGATCTGCCCTAGGCAGAGCTGCTGCTAGTGGAGCAGCTGTTGCTGAGTCTTCCCAAGCATTTAAATTGTTTACACCCCTACTGAGAAATACAGCTAGGGCTTTTAGTTCTGCCAAGAATATTGAGGCAGCTGCTATTTTAGAAAACCAAGTGTCTTCAATTGCTGACATTACAGCTAAAAGTTCTCAGCTAGCAAACATTGCTAAAACCAAGGTACAGTTTGCTAAATTAAATGATGCCTTCAGAAGAACAGCCATCTCTTTATACTCTTCTGCAGGTGAGGCTAGTTTTGAAGCTCTTCAAACATCTAATGAGTATAGAAATAATCTAATTGAGGATTTCAAGCAGAAGAATGGTGGGCTAGAACCTACAGGAGAAGACTTAAAGGCTATTGATGAAAAAGCTAATGAGGTGGGTAAAACTTCCTTCCTAGGCAACATGGCTCTTTTAAGTGTCACAGAATTTTCACAGCTTCCATTCCTAATGGGATCTACTTATAACTCTACAAGAGCTGCTGCAAATATATTAGTTGGTAAAGCAGATGATATTGTTTTGCAAGGAAGTAAGTATGTTGCTAAAGAATCTACAAGAGTGGGTAAGTTGGTAGATAAGGTGAGTGGTATAGGTAGATATGTATTCGATCCTAAAGAAGCTGCACAAGAGGTGGGACAATATGCCCTACAAGTGGGTTCACAGAACTATTTCAATAAGGCTGCTCTATCTGATGATGCTAGCATCTGGACAGATGGGTTCCTATATGGACTCTTTGGAGAGAATCAAGAGGGTGAAGGAGTGGGTGCTTTAGTGTCTAAAGAGGGTATGGAAAGCTTGGTACTTGGTGGTATCACTGGAGGCTTAATGCAGGCTAAAGGTAGGTACACAGAGGACAGAGCTAAAACACAAAACACTTCACGTTTTATAGATTCACTTAACGGAGCTCCTTCATTTAAGGAAGCTTTTACAGATAAGCTAAACGCTGCTAATAGAGGTGTGGTGTTACAGCAACAATATGAGAATGCTGTAATCACTGGAAACAGACTAGAAGCTACAGATTTAAAAACTGATATGCTTCTTAACTACCTGTCTCCTCGTATTAAGTATGGTAGATTTGACATGGTGATGGATGACATTAATGAGCTACGCACCATGGCTACCACAGAAGAAGGACTTGCTGCTCTTAAGGAGCAAGGAATGGCTAATATTAATGACACTATTCCAAGCTACAAAGAAAGACTTGATAGTGTAGAAACTGTAGCCAAAAACACAAATAACTTATACGAATCTACCAATCTTAGATATGCAGGTGAAAAACTATCTGATGGTGTCACCAGAAAGTATTCTCCATACGTAATTGATAAGATGGTGTATGCTACATCAAAGATTGCAAACTATGATGTGCGTATTCCTCAGTTGAATAATAAACTGGTAGAAAATGGTATTGTTGCAGGAGATGTTCTTAATGATGTATTAAAAGGTAAGTCTCCCAATAGAAAAGCTACAGCTAATATACTTAACGAAATAAATGACCTAAATGTCACTTCTGACATAAAGGATGAACTCAAGATAGCTCTTCAGGATATGATTAATCTTGGTGAGCGTAGAAAGATATTCATGGAAGAGTATGAGGATATGAAAGCAAATCCTCTCAACTATGAAAGAAGTCCTGAGTTTAATGTAGGTGATAAGGTGGAACTTCCTGTTCCTGTAGCTGGTGTGCAAGAACCTATCAGAAAATTAGAGGTGGGTAAACCCTATTCTCTTAGTGAGCCATTTGTTGTAGATAATGACAAACTTGTTATGGCTCCAAAAATCACTGTTCTTTCTCAAACTCTTGGAGGAGAACTAGAAGTGAGAATGCCTAGTGGCAAGACACAGTTTATCGCTCCTGAGGACTTTGATCAATTTGTACTCTCTGAACAAGAGAACGCTTCTGATGAGCTTAACACATTGATGGACAAGGTGATAGACCAAGTGTTAGGCACAGAAAAGTATGCTGATATTGAGAAGCCTACAGAAAACAAACTCAATTACATCAACTCTCTAAATGATCCTGAGTTAGTAAAAGATGTTGAGAAAGAGTTCAAAACACAGGCTGGTGAGGTGATTGCTAAAAGAGAAGAAGAAAGAAAGAAGAGACAAGAGCTCCTAAAGAATAAAGAAAACCTTGACAAGCAACAAGCTGAGATTGAGAACAATTCTGGTATCCAGTCTGTAGATCCTACAGTGGCTGAAGCAGAAAGAGTTCCTGAAGGAAAGCTAAAAGACGCTCGCATTCTATTCATCTCTGGTACATCAGAAAGTGAGGTGGAAGGTGTGGCTGTTCCTGTGCATGTACAAAGCTCTAGAGAGTTTTTAAACAACGCTAAGAACTTCAATAACAGAAACAACCTTGCA